AGATCCTTACAACGATAAAGCAGATATTAGAGTTGGCACGTTAGAATACAGGACAGACCAGCAATTTGATGTTATACTGTGTTTGGGATCTGTGAACTTCGGTAGCCGGGAAAAGATAATAGCAGAAGTTTCAAGATGTGTTAATCTATTAGCAGACGGTGGCACCATGTTCTTTAGAGTAAACCCTGGCCTTAAACATGACAAACCAGAGGCAGACTGGATAGAGTTCTATGCTTGGAATGTTCCCTTCATTATAGAATTAGCAGAGATGTTTAATTTGAAAATACTTGACATAAGAGATGACACAAATCAACGTAAATATTTCATTTATAGGAAAGTATAGTAGTTAAACACGGTTTAACCAATAGACTTTTACTATTATTATGTTATAATAAGAAGTAAATACCGTATATGCAGAAACACACTAGAAGTTTATTAGAAGAATTAAGTTCGATGCCTCTCAAGAGAGACAAGGAAGAGGTGGTCGAGAGCAGAGCATCTCACATCTTAGAGAGTGCAATAAGGCTGATGACATACATTAGAGAGAACTTCGATCAGGATACAGCATTCAAATTAGAGAAAAAGTTTAATTCAGCACTCAAGAATATGGACGCATCTAAGTTCAGCAAGGGTGTTGCACGTATCAAAGAAAACAAAGACGTAAAAGAAAACTTACTGAAAATCAAAGACGGCGAATACAAAGAGGACTAATCATGTTGATAGAAGATGTCCTAACAGAGTTTAAGAGGACACACCTTGAACACATAGAAGACATAGTAATCACTGACGGCTATGAGGGTGGCAAGGCAGTTGTTGAATACTTCAGAGGCCTGCTACTAACACTTAAAGGCACAAGCTCAGAAGCAATGAGTGTATCTGTAAAGTGGGATGGTGCACCTGCTGTGGTATGTGGTCTTAATCCAGACAACGGCAAGTTCTTCGTAGGCACTAAATCTGTCTTTGCCAAAGGTGCAAAAGTTAATTACACAAAGAAGGATATAGCAAACAATCACGGCACGGACGAGCTAGGACAGAAACTTCTAAAATGTCTTGTGCACCTTAAGAAATTAAACATACAAGGTGTTGTCCAAGGTGACATGTTGTTCAGAGACGAAGACATCACAAGGAAAAACATAGACGGTAAACCTAATCTAACATTCACACCCAACACCATAACCTACGCAGTGCCTGAAGGCGGTGAATTGGCAAAACAAATAGACAGAGCAAAAGTAGGAATCATATTCCATACAACATACAATGGTGACACACTAGCAGACATGACAGCATCGGGTGGAGCAGATGTAAGTTCGTTTACTAAAAGTAACGACGTCTTCTTTGACAATGCAACATACAAAGATGTATCTGGCAGTGCTAAATTTACAGACGAAGAAACAAAACAATTCTACAACGGCATAGAGAAACTTGAGAACTTACTTAACAATGTACCACGTAACCTTTCTAGTGTATTGGTACAGAACACAGACTTCATACCTATGTTCCAGATGTATATAAATGCAATGGTTAAACAAGGGCAACTACCAACAGACGTGTCAAAGTTTCTACTAGGGTTTAAAAAGTTTTATGCAGACAGAATGCAACAACAAATGGCTGGACTAAAGGCACAAAAGGCCTTACAGTTAAGACAGGACAAGATGAAACAGATGCCACAGTTTCTTTCAGGTGCGAAAGCACCACTACAGGCAATGCTTACATTCTATAAGGCAGTACAGACAATGAAAGCATTTATCTTAAAGAAAATGAATCAGGCAATGGCTATTGGATCATTTCAACAAACAGATGGCGGACTTGAAGTTACAGAACCGGAAGGATTTGTTGCTGTTGACAAATCAGGTAGTGCCGTCAAACTTGTGGATCGACTAGGGTTCTCCAGGAGGAACCTAACAGCCGTCAGCAAATTCAAGAAATAAATCCAACGTCTTATTGATTTCCTTACTCAGTTTTTCACTATCAAAAAATGTGTCATAGTTATGTTTTCTAAGTGCTTGAGTTTGTAGATAGATATCTTGCCATTTCTTGTTGCCGCCTTCTACCGCACCGTGATTGCCATCACATTTATCTTTTAGATCTACTATTAATTTTGTTATCTTGGCAATTCTTGTATCAGGATCTCTTTCCAGATCATAACTTTCATCAAAGTAGTGGTTAAAAGTTCTAAATCCCATTTCTTTCAACTTCTGCAGGTAAAGGTGATTTCCATGCACTACAAAAAGGTGTTTTGCAATTATAGGTTTCCATATTTTTTCAGTAATGAATACCTCATAGTCATTGTCATTGGTTTCTGATACTATTGAACACACGGTATCAATGTATGGTAACTCATAGATGTCTTGGTCCTTACCAAATCGAGGATAATTTTTTGGATCGAGTCCAGGCAACTCGTATTCTTTTTCAATGGTCACTGGGGTATCTGCAAGAGTAAAACTATGAATGCTGTTGTCCAAACAGTTGTTATCTTTCAATTTTGTGTACAATTTTTTCCTGTGTTGTCTGGGTGCTTTGTTAAGGTAAAGAAAATCTTTTTTCTTGTGCCAATAACTGCCGTTGTGGTCATGTGTGAAATTGAAATTGTGATGTTTGTGTTTATTTTGCATGTAGAACCAGAACCAATTTGTTCCGCCTGTCCAAGTAAAACAAGGTTCCCCTATCATTTCTTTTGTAGGATATACTCTGTCATAGGTATGTTCATTTTCTGCATTTCCTATAGATATGTTTTCTAAACTTTCTCGAGGCGTAGCCATTATTATGTTAAAGCCATTGTCTCGTAGTATTTTCAATCTTTTTTGTAATTCGTCCTTGAACTCGGTGCTAGATTCAAAACGTAAATTTGTGTTCCTACAGTCTACCATCGCAAACTTTCTGTGGTAACTGTCAAGATTAAACCAATCCAATCCATAATATTCACCACAGACATCGAATTTTTGATTGTCCATACTGTGCATATTGATAAAACTCTCAATTTCTATATGGTTTCCTGTTTTCATCACATCTGTTAGAATAAAATTTAGTTGCATAAGCCCTATAAATACCTGTATGTTAACACCATTTTTAAAGTATGTATCTGAGGGCAAGGTAATTAGACGACATAGTGACTTGCAAAGATTCACTTTCCCAGAAGTAACAGAAAGAATATACCTAAGTTTTCTAGCACTGGCACTGATGAGTCAGAACAAGGACACGGAGGGATTTGTGAAATCATATGCAGATCAAACAATGGCAAAAGGCACATTCGACCAAGTGAGAATGATCAACAATGACCTGTCAAACATGTTGGCAATAGTGTCAGGTGATCCTGAGATAACAAAGAAGCTCAAGAACAAAGATGAAGCACAGGCCATGAGACAGAGACAGCCCGTGCCTGTTATGGCATTACGGAGATACCTGAGGACGTGGGAAGAACACTTTAAGAATCTCACACACATGGAAAGAGCGTTGAACATACAAGATGCCAATCTCAAGAACATAAGGCGAGCAGTGGCCAACTATAACAAACTAGATATCAGGATGAAGATGCAGACCCTACACAGACTGCAACAGCAACTACAAGCCAAACTGCCCAACACGGACATACTAAAGAAATTCAAGGAGTTGTAATGAAAAAAGAAAAAAGTAAATGTCATAGATGTGCCTGCAAAGCTCACTGCAATAAAACGTGTAGTAACTGTGGAAACTGCGATACCTGTGACTGTAATGGGTGCCTACAAAGATTCGCAGTCGATGGATAACATGATCGAATACATCTGTGAGAAGTGTGGGTGTGAACAACACTGTAGACAATCTTGTTCAGAGTGCATGGACTGTCCTGACTGTGATTGTAAACAGTGTAATGGCAAAGGAAAATAGTTTCTGGGTGCTGTATGGACAGCACGACAAACCAACCTTCCTAGATGATGCCAGTAACGGAGCACAACGACTTCAAAGAGATGCCGCATTGGAATACGTTAAGCAATGGCGGGTGTGTCTAGACATAGGTAGCAACATAGGACAGTGGACGAGACCACTTTCTAGAAAGTTCGAAAGTGTAGTTTGCTTTGAACCAAACCCCAACTTCAGAGAGTGTTTCAAAAAGAACATCAACGAGAACAATGTTTTACTTTGGCCTGTAGGACTGTCGGACAAGGAACACAAAGCAAAGCAAGGCTTCAATTCAACTGTATTACAAAACGAAGAAGGAGAAATTGATTGTAGGACACTTGACAGTTTTGGACTGACTAATGTGGACTTCGTAAAGATAGATGTTGACGGATTTGAAATACCATTGTTGAATGGTGCAAAGGAGACATTGATAAAAAATAATCCGGTGATCAACATTGAGATGAAAAAAGACAAGAGAAGCAATATTGCACAACTGTGTGAACACATTTTGAAAGATCTAGGCTACAAGTTCCATAAACGCACTAAAAGTGATGAAGTCTGGCTTAAATCGTAATATTACAGCATAATTTACCAACTTTACCAATAAATACTTACAACTTGATCCCTGAGCGGGATCAAAGCATTTAGTTAACAGAAAAAAGGAGGATAACAAATGCCAATAGCAAAAAACAACTTCAGTTTGAATCAAAACTATGAGACTCAAGGTGTTGACGTTACATTGTTAACAGTTGACTTCGTCGTAGACGTGTCAGCAGAGACAGGTGACTTAACATCGGGATCTACATCAGCAGGTTTAGACATGACAAGACATGCGTTCGCTCATCAAGGATTACAAATTCTTGCTGAAGGTCCACTAGTGGATTCAGACACGCAAAAAACATACATGGTAAGAACAGATAATCTTGACAGTTTATCTAGTACAACAACCGTAGCGGCTTTACAGGCCTACATTAGAACACTAGATCAATCTAGCGATTCTTTCCCAGGTGTAACCGCAGACTTAACAGGTGCAACAGTAACAGAAACTAAAATTGGTATCTTGGCTGCTAACGCCGTTACGTAATAACAATATAACCATTAGGAGAATAAAACAATGGCTTACGATACAGCAATACCGGCAGGTGGACCGGGTAATTTCCAAACACCAAATGGTCTATACGAGTCAGAGGGTGTTGGTATAACATTCATCTCAGTAGACTACATCTCAGCGATGAACAGTGAAACAACTTTCCCATTAGCATCGGCTAACACAGGAGGTTTAGAATTGTGCAGACAAGCAATCGAAAACCAAGGTGTTAACGTTCTAGGTAGAGGTGTTTTAGCGAACAGTAACACAGAAATGACTTTTATGGTTAGATCTGATGCGTTGGATACAATCAGTTCAACAACTACTATCGCGGCGATACAGGCGGCGATAAGAGCCTTGAACGCTAACACGAAAATCACTGCAACAATCAGTTCAGCGACAGCGGCAAGCAAAGGCCTATCTGATACTGAAGTTCAGTCAGACTAGTAGTTAAAGGAGATATAGAAAATGCCAGCAACAAGTAACAATTCAGGCAACATGGCGAGAAGACAGTCATTCAACGGAAGGGCTTTGACATTTGTTGAAGTGATCTTTGGAGTTGATATCACTGGTTCTGCTACAACACCTGAATCAAAAGACTCGACTTTTGACGCAGTGTCAAAAATCGTTAACAAAAACGGTAACCTTATAGCACAATCATACAGATTGGCGGCTAAAGCGACTGACGACGATGCGGCAGAGGCGGAAACGATCGCGGCAGATGAGTCGATCGATTCCTACCAATACATCGTTGAAGGGACACCAGGCCAGTACAACGCGGCGGACTCAGCAGGAGATGTGAACATGGACATCGATGCAACAGTTTTAGCGGCGGCTGAAGCGGACCTAGAAACGGACATCCTAGCGAAACTAGATGTTGGTGACTCAGCGAGAATTGTTCAAGTGAAAATCAGAACACTTCTACCTGAAGGTCATGCCAGCGGCGACGCTAGTTCATTTGTAGGTATGTTTGACCAAAGAGGTGATGCGTAATAATCACTCTTAGTCACACAGACTAGATTACCAAAGGGCGGATCTTTAATTAGGTTCGCCCTTTTTTATTGACTTAAATATCGGTATGCACGAGTACAGAATACACACCCTGATAGACATCACGGACAACGGCAATCTAAAGCAACAGTTTCCGTTCACGACCATATCGGGCAACAAGGTACACGACAAGCACACACTGGCTGTGTCTCGTGATCAGAACAGCAATTTCTCTACCATGTTACAACTACTACAGATGAGGGGTAATATTTTATGGGAACAACCACCTCAAAAGGTCGAACTACCCAATCTGGGCAATTATGGATTTGGTCCTTACTATGAAGGCCCACACACAACTTGGCACTTCCAGTTCTTTACAGAACAGGCAGGAGTATATGGTGAGATGGTTGATCCGACTATGCACCTAGTAGAGGATTTCAGTCTTATACCGATCATGGCAGAGTGCCAGAATACCGCAAACTTCCCCGTGAAAACATTTATGACAAAAGAACTTCAAGGCTCTGAAAGACAGAAAGTCATTGGTGCACTTGCTGGTGGAATTATAAACACGTACTTTTCGTACGCCGGACCCATCGATAAATAACAGCATAGATTAGGCACAAAATAAAAACTTATCAAGGCACAAATAGGCAATGCGACAGGCACAGTTCCAGGCTATAGGGCAAGAGATCAGAGAGATCAAACAGGAATTGAAAGAATTTATAATATTGATGAGTACAACAGAATTAGAAAAACAGAACCTAGAAGCACACGTTGACCTTTGTTCGGAGAGATACAAAGGGTTACACGACAGATTAAGTGCGATTGAAATTCGTCTACAAAAGATGAACGAAGACCAACAGGTGAGTCACAAGAGCAGTCAGAAAACAATTATCGCTACAGCAGGCACAGTTGTTGCAGGTTTACTATCAACAGTGGTAGTGATCCTGATGAAGATGCCTGGCTAAAAATTACCATTAAATGTTTATACAGATAGCACCAAAGGCTCGAGTCTACGTCACAGATCAGGACGTTGATTTTATCAAGGCACATGCACTTGAATCATTTAGGAGCAACGAACTATCACCAGAAGATGCAGACAGGGCCAAGAAGTTGGCCGACAAAGCGGTATTTGTAAGGAAGAAACTTGATGCCGACATGCAATATGCTTTAAATAGGAAGATAAAGTTTGTTGCAGATGACAGGAAAAAAT